TTATGGTTTGTTGATCTTGGTACTATGATTGAGGAACCGGTAATTAATTCTAAGACACCTTATCGATTCGGAACATCTGGCACAAAGTCAAATGATCCAAATGCAAAGCGAAGAATTATAACTAGTTATCTACAAAAAGATGTTGAAGACTTATATTCTATTATTGAGAAGGGTTTAATTGGCGGTTACTACGAATACGTTGATATATTAACTAACATTAAAAGAAAATTTCATTTTGATATTATGGAAGATGTATTACAACCTTTAGTTGATAAGGGCATTATTCAAAGAAATCAACCAAACTTTACGTATTCTGCAGATTATAAATTCAAAGAACAGCCGTATAACGAAATAAACAGTAGATCAATTACAAGAGTTGGCGGTAACCAAGCATTTAGATCTAATGAAACAAATGCATGGGTACCTTCATATGGAGAAAGTTTTGATTTAGCAGATTATAAACTATATGTTATGGCGGATGCATTAGATCAGCTAATGAAAAAGGTTCCAATGACAATTGAGATTCCAGGTATAGATTTTATTGATGGTAATGTAAATTCAACAATTGGTAATACTATTCGGTGTGAGTTTCCGATTAACTTACCAAATGCTGCACCTGATGTTCCACACGTAGATACTAAAAAATCTGGTGACTATTTAATATTTGCGGCACGGCACAAATTTAAATTAGAAAAATATGATTTGTCGTTGTCTTGTCTGAAACTAGCAAACTATAAGAGTAAAGCATGATTCCAGGTAATACTGATTTCTATGGAGATCAAACAAGATGGTTTATGGGCGAGGTCATTGATATTAATGATCCTCTACAACTTGCTCGTATTAAAGTGAGAATTTATGGATTACATTCTTCAGCAATTGTAGACGATGATATACCATGGGCCCAGACTGTAACTCCTATTACAGAAGGTGGCACAGCTCATTTAGGAAATCCCCTTGGAATTCAAGTCGGTGCACTAGTTTGTGGATTGTTTTTAGATGGATCTAATTCTCAGTTACCATTAGTATTAGGATCAATTCCTAAATACGAAGATCTGGACGAAGAGAACGACCGCTTAGATAAGTCTGTAAGTAAACTAGCGCGTGGAACCAATACGATTGAAAAAACACCAGATACCGTTATTGATGAACCGCAATCACCATATAATGCCAAATATCCTTTAAACTATGCGCATCGTACAGCACGTGGTCACGTCATTGAAATAGATGATAGTTATGATAGTGATGGTGATGGAAATATTATTAATCATGAAAGAATTCATATCTACCATCGTTCAGGAACATTTATTGAAATGCATCCTAATGGAGATATAGTTACTCATCATAAGAATGGCTGGAGATCTGTAACAGGTAACGATAATTTGCATGTAACTGGTGATGTAAATGTAATAATTAATGGCAATGCCGATGTTACAATTGATAAAGATGCATTCTTAACCATTGGAGGCGATTATAACGTTAACATTGGTGGAGAATGTAATATTACAAGTGATGGTAATATGCAATTTATAGCTCCAAGGATTGATTTGAACTAATGCATAAATTTGTAATTTTAAATAATGGTAAATTAGAAGAATATACGAGATATGAAGATATTCCGGAAAGGTTTGATAATCTAATAGAATTTGCTCCAGTTATTCCGCCTGGACCACATTCAGAAGAGCAACACGACGAGATTGCTGCATGGCAGTTTCGATTTAAAGAACTAATGAAAAGGGAGACAAAATAATGCCTGCTGCTACAAGAATTGGTGATGCTGATGTTCCGCATTGTTCTGGGATGAAACGGGCCGCTGGAAGCGGAAATGTATTTGTAAATGGAATTGGTTGGAGCCGTCAAGGTGATAATAATACCGGACATTTACTTCCAGGTGTGCCATGTCCTGCACATTCTGCACCAATATCATCTGGTTCTTCAACAGTATACGTTAATAATAAGCAGGCAGGTAGAGTAGGAGATCCAACATGCACATCAGTTGCGGCAGGATCTTCTAATGTTTTTGCTGGTGGATGATATAAATAAAAGAAAAGAGTTTCTAGTATGGCAAAAGTATTTTCTGCAGAAGATGGTAATCTATCAAATGTCCCTTTAACGAGTTCTATTACTCGTGGATACAAGGATATTGATTTAACGTTTACAGCTAAACCAGCTGGAGACGTTTATAAAAAAACAGATGCTGCTGCTGTTAAACAAGCGATCAAAAATATTTTGATGACAAACAGAGGTGAAAAACCTTTTTTGCCAAAATTTGGTGGAAATTTAAATGATTTTCTTTTTAATTTATCATCTGAGTTTTCACCATTTGATATTGAAGAAGCCGTAACAATGGCTGTAAATAACTACGAGCCAAGGGCAAGAGTTTTAAAGGTAGATTCTTCCTTAGAGGCAGATAATAATTCGATTAGAGTAGAAGTAACATTTCAAATTATAAGCACATCAGTAGTAGAGACTACTACAGTATCGCTTACGAGGTTAAGATAAATGACTGTTATAAAATCAACTGATTTAGATTTTGATCAGATTAAAGAAAATCTAAAAACATATCTGGAATCAAAAAGCGAATTTTCAGATTATGATTTTGAAGCATCTGGTCTTTCAAATATCTTAGATGTGCTTGCATATAATACTCATATGAATGGTCTCATTGCAAATATGAGTATCAATGAATCCTTTCTTGCAACCGCTCAATTAAGATCGTCAGTTATTTCTCACGCAGAGACTTTAGGATATGTAAATAATTCCCGCGCTGCAGCAATTGCTAGATTAAATGTAAAAGTCGTAACTACAGATACTAGTACTCCTTCAATAGTTTTACCAAAATATTCTAAGTTTACATCTAGTATTGATGATGTTGTATATAGTTTCCAGACTTTAGAGGAATATGTTGCACTCAATGATGGAACAGGTACTTTCCAGTTTGTAGATGAATTAGGAGGAAGTTCACTTCCTGTATACGAAGGTGTTTTAAAAACTAAAACATTCTTAGTTGGTGAATCTGAAGATGAACAAGTATATGTTATTCCAGATGATACAATTGATACAAATACATTAACTGTTTCTGTATATGATACTCCTACGTCTTCTACGTTTACTCCATACACAGACATTAATAATAACGTTCGTATTGATAAGAACTCAACAGTTTATATTATTAGAGAGGTTCCAAATGGATACTATGAATTAACATTTAGTGATGGTAATGTTTTAGGCTTAGCTCCACAAGCTGGTAATAAAATTGTTATTCAATATATTAGTTCTCGGGGTGAGTTAGCAAATAATGGTAAAACATTTACGGCTTCTGCAGAGATTGGTGTTGGCGGTACAAACTATCAACCAACAGTGACTACTATTGGTAATTCTTCTGGTGGATCTGCAAAGGAAAGTATTGCATCAATTAAAGGAAATGCTCCAAGAGCTTTTGCAACACAGCAAAGACTTGTTACTGCAGAAGATTATAAAGCTCTTATTCTAAATAGATATTCATCTGTAGTATCTGATGTTGCGGCATGGGGTGGGAACGATAATGTTCCACCAATTTATGGTAGAACTTATGTTTCTTTAAAGTTTAAGGATGGTGTTGATTCTGTTACTCAACAGGCTACAAAGGATTTGATCCAAAATATATTATCTGATAACTTAGCTATTATGTCAATTGATACAGTATTTGCTGATCCAGAAACAACTTATTTAGAACTTGATACACGTTTTGATTTTGATCCGGATCAAACAAACATTACAGCAAGAACTCAGGCTAATGCAATCAGTACATTCATTCAAACTTATGTTAATAATAATTTGAAAAGGTTTGATAGTGTATTTAGAAGATCGCTGCTTTTAGCCGAAATAGATAATTTGTCTGTTGCAATTCTTAACTCAAGTACTGATGTTAGACTGCAGCAAAGATTTGTTCCGACATTAAATAAAGCTTTAGATTATACTATTAAATTCCCGGCAGCTATTGCAAGTCCTGATGCTGTAGAGCGAAGAGTTACAACTAGCCGATTTACATTTAACGGCGATCAATGTACTATTAAAAATAGATTAGGCGATAACCGATTGCAAGTAGTAAGGGTTGTTGATGCACTAGTCGTCGTTGATAATATTGGTAATTATAATACCGGTAAAGGTACTGTTACATTAACTGGGTTTGCACCTGAAAATTACGAAGGTGATTTTATTAAAGTTTCAGTAGTTCCAGGAAATGAAAGTACTATTAAACCTTTAAGAAATTATATTTTAGACTACGACAAAAATACTTCTACTACTACGGCTAATATTGATTATCAGAACACGGCAATTACTCTATGAAGCGGCATCGTTTAGAAGATCTCAATAGGAGAGATTTAAATTTTAATAAATCGCAAGTTAAAGATATTTTACCAGAATATTTTCTAGAAGACTATCCAAAACTAGTTGATATATTAGAAAGCTATTATGAATTCATGGATAGCGATGGTGACCAATCATTTAAAACTGAAATTAATAATATTATTACGGCTAGGGAT